CCCCCCGTTAGCGTTATCGAAGGATCGCTCAACAGTAAGTTACTCAAGACAGGAACGGTGATCATCGAATTGGCCGTGCAACTATTAGCATCGGTTACATAAACGGTTTTCACGCCCCCGGTTAAACCAATAAATGTTGGTGACGATTGAAAATTGATATTATCGATACTATATCTTACAGGGCCGTAGCTGGAACTTGCATTGACTGTGATTTGACCATCGGCGGCGCCGGGAACTGATTCGGGATCATCAACGTTGATAAAATTAATTTGAAGATCACAGACGTTTACCGGGGGTGCAGGGTCAGGAACAGTACTAATATTTGTTATTACGAAATTGGTAAAATACGGATATGCCGGGTTCGAATCGTTTATCAAACCTGTATAGATCGCCGCGCTTTGACCCGCGATGGTTACCTGGCCGTTGTATACCGAGCCATTGATGTTTTGCTCATAGCTTATAACTACGTTATCGCCATTTGTGGGTTGGCCCGTAGAGGCATCAAAAAGTGCAATAAATACCTGGCCATTTACCTGTGTGCCGGTTACGTGGGTGTTCGAATAGTCGATCTTTGCTATTAAATTCATTGATTTTTTATTATTTAAGTTAACGCATTAACTACCTGCTCAATTATTTCGGCCGCAATACCAGGCAAAACCATATCGAGCCTGCTATTCATATTGTCGTCGCCCAACGGCATGGAAAGAATGCCGGGTTTGCCTTTATAGCCGTGTTTATCGATCGATTTCTTTATGGCCCATGCAGCTTTATCCGGTATTCCTTTTTCCTGACACCACTGCTGTATCCGCTGTATCATCGGTGGGTTACCCGCAACCGGATTGGCGCTTGTTGGTCCTCGCCCAGTCTCGAGCAATTGCATATAGCCCGGTATCGAAAGTTGTAATGTATTGTTGTAGGTGGTTATCGAGAGCTGTTTGGCGGTTTGGCCCATCGTATCAACGCCATATGCTTGCATCGCGTTGACCAAATCGGTTTTAATCAGTTCGAGAAATTGAATTAAGTGCTGATCCATCATTATTGAATATTGCCCGGCTTAACTATCCGTAGTTCTCGAAATACATTGTGGCCAAAGATATTGTGAGGTTGACGCCCGTCGTGTTAACGTCGAACTTATTGTAGACCGGAAGGCATTTGGCGTGGTCGCCGGCTTTGATGCGAAAATAACGGCCGTCACCCTCGCGGTACTTAGCTGCTTTGACAATAAATTCATTGGCTAGTTCAAGCGCCTGGTTTACGTAGGTCTCGTTATCAGATGTATATTGGTCGAAATCCGTTTTGAACAAAAATTCAAGGTAAATAGAAAAGGTATTATCAACAGATCCGTTGACCTGGGGCGATATATCAATGGGCTGCAAGGGATACATGAACACACAAGGAAAGGATGCATCGTCGGCCAATTGATTGAGCTCATTGATGGTGCCATAAACAAAGGTCGGCGTATTGATTAACGTTTGGACGATGGCTTCGATTTGGTTGCGTACAGGCATTTTGATTTACGATTTAAGATTTGCGATTTAAGATTTAGCTATAAGATTATTGTGAATTCAATAACTCGCTATAACGTTTTTGATAGTCCGCTTCTGCTTTATTCAGCAAAAGCTTGGTTAGTACACGCTCATATGGCATGTTTAATACTTGGTTCCATTTAGTAATATCTCCGCCGGCAAGGGAATTTACCGTATTGATGTACTTAAACTTTTCGAACGATTGAATGCCGGCTTTTTTTTCCAATACTGACGGAGGCGATGAAAGCAGCTTATTTTCTGTTTCGATAAGCAGGGATAACAGGTAAAAAAATGTTTGGCAATGGGCAGCGCCTCCGTGACCCGTAATTTTTTTATTTCGGTGCAAAATTCTTCCGCCTCATATTCATTGTATTTTTTGCCGGTTGCCCTGCAAAAAAAGTAATGGGCCAGCACCTGGCAACATGCTTTTAAAGAAGGATTGAACTGCTCCTGCCATTTTTCCTCACCGTATTTGCTGATATGTTCATTTATTTCGTCGGCAATAACCTCCCGGGCGGCCATGAACGCGCCTGCGGGTTCAATTGATAAATTACGCATCACATTAACCGGCTTATTGATTCCGGCAAATGTGATTTTAGCTGGAATCGAATCGCTGTTATAAAAATCCTGGACCTGTTGGGATAGTGACAAAACATGATCGGCGAAAACCTGCAGATCGTCGATACAGCGTATATGATTTAGCTGCCATAACGGGATGCCGGATAGGATGCTAACTGCCTCGAGATCATTGAGTTTTGGCGTTTCCTGTATTTCCATAATCTGACCCAACGTGACTTCAGTTAAGGCAGTCGGGATTTTAATCTTTAGCCTGCCATAAGTTGTTTTTAAAGTTTTCTCTATCATGTATTTATTTCTGGCTATTTAAGCAAGTGCATTGCAGCAAAATCATAAGTCCGGTGGTCGTTGGACGGTAGCCTGCTGGTAACCGGCTTTGAACCGCTTATTCTTAGTTTGTTTAGCGCCACATAGCGCAACGGGTCGATTAAGTGGTTCCATCTATCGGTCGGAATATTAAGTGACCTTCCAGAGTGATCAATTTTCCATTTGTAGCGTTCAAGCTCACTGCGCAAATTGATGCTGCCGCGGGTAATATTTAACCGATATCGTTTCAATATATCAATGGAGTTAACAACGCTATCGGCGCCTTTTTTTGCCGGTACAACATACCATCCTAATCTTCGCAATTCCTCAATCGACTTGGGCTCGGCGCAATCAGCTATAATTTCGGTTCGTTTGCTTATTTCAGCTTCTTTTAATCTTGCTGAAATATCAGCGTTTGTTAAACCGGTTTCGTATAATACTTCCTCGACCCACAATTCACCGTTCTGCTTATAAACTACCAGGCATGCGGTTTCGTCGTTGGTAAACCCAAAATCAAGCCCACAGGCTATCAATTTGGCATCATTAGGTATTTGTTCGCAGATGTGCCAGTTATCGAATACCAGGCCGCTTATTTTGCCGGTAAGGCCGCGCGCGTATACTCTCCAGCGTTCCCGATCGGTTTCTTTTAAAGACTCGAGCATACACCTCGTTTTCTCTGATATAAACGGATTGTGCCGATGGTCTGAAATAATGAGCTGCACGCCTTCCCGGCCGATTAATTTATCATGCACCCAAAATGCGTGATTAGGGTTAAAATCGATAAACACCTGTATCCTAGTTCTCAAATGCAACTCGGAAAACACGTCGTAATTTATTCCATTAGCCTCATTTACAAACAGATAGTCGCGTTTCCCTGATTTAGCATCTTGCCCATTTTCATAACTCTTAAATTCAATGATTGAACCGTTATGAAATTCGAAAACCCTATCGGTTTTGTTATAACTTTTAACCGCCTGCTGCAAAATACCAGACGAATGGTATATTGTTAAAGCGTCGCGCAACACCCCCGACGTTACATTCGGCATATCCTGACCCACAACTGTAATCACTTGCCGGCCGGCCTCACAGGCCCTGCAAAATAAAACCTGAGTGATCGCAAAAGTCTTCCCTGAATTTGAACCGCCCTGGTTAACAACAATATTGGCAGTAGCTTTATAATTTTTCTCGAATAGTATGGTGGCCTTTTGCTCCTTAAACATTGATCATTTTATTAATTACCGACAAAAGCAATTCTTCCTTCAAAAGGCTTCGACGTGCTGACATCGGTGCAAATGATAGGCTTAAATATCTATTGAATTGCTAAACTAATCGTACATTTATAAAGATTCTGTGCTGTAATGAAAGTTAAATACGCGCTATTTTTTGCTTCGCTTTTTTTAATATGCCTAAGCGCGTGTAAAAAACAGTCAACTTTGCCATTCGAAAATTCAAAGACATTGATCGTTGGCAAGTGGTTTGTAAAATCTTTTGCATCAAGGCTTTATTATAACGGTGCAGAAGTCGATTCGGCCTTTAATTCAAATTTTACCAGTTCGGATTACGCCGAATATTTTAGCGACGGAACCGGCATCTTCTCATCGTACGACCAGCCTTCACCCAGTCTTGTCACTTTTAATTACACCATAAGCGGGCCAAACCTAACCCAGATAAATGCCGCAAATACTCCCAGCATACCCGAAACAATTACTGTATTAACATCTGAGAATTTATCATTTAACTATACTCTATTAGTCAATGATCCCAATTCCGGTAAAATATTTACCGAAAAAGATGTTTACGATTTTTCAAAGTAATTGGACTATAAAATAACCCGCTTTTCGCTATTGGCGAGTGCCGGTCCTCCACTTTCAATAATTTCGATCTTTACATTTCCAATTATGCGGCTATTCATTTCATCGTCCTTTTTATCTTCCCGCTCCATATTTTTAAGCGCAAATATGGCACCTGCAGACGACGGCAAATGCAACTTCTTTTCGTAAGCCGATTCTATGCGAAGACGCGCACGTTTAAGAACCAGTGAAAACTTTCCATTTTCTTCGTATTCATAAAATTCCTGCTTGCTATTAAAGCCCAGGAAAAGCGCCAACCCTGCAATTGTTGGCGGTTCGGGCTCACGATCCCATAATCTTTGACTTATTTGATCTTTACCATCCTTCGCTACTTCTTTAATTAAATGGTATTCTCCTTCGATATGTTTAAAATAATTGTCGACCAAGCCGGATAATTTACCAACTGTGGCAAAACGGTGTTTAGATTTCTTCATTATGATCAAAATGCCAATTGGCATAAAACATATTCAAAAGTAGT